ACCTGTGGGGGTACGACCTAGACACTGCTCGAAAGTGGCCCCGCTCTAGCCGGTTTTACCGGTTGGAACGGTCTCACTCTCGTGGAGACTTCCCACAAAGGTCTTCACCGTCGGAACCGGGGCTAGGAACCCTGGTTCCCGACGTTAAATACCCTCTCCCTACTAGTAATGAACAAGAATTTGCGCATACACTAGTTGGGTCGAGTCATCTCCTACGCTTGCTGATACATGCGTGGTTCAAACAGGACCACGTTGTCTCGTGGAAGGCCCTTGACAAGGCGTCAAGGTCTCACCAACGGGGCAACGGGGGCCTGGATGGCCTGAATTGCATCCCCCAAGGCCTGGGGGAGGCTGTCAGTGGTGGCTGGATCGACAAACTGTCAGACCAGCCCTCTTATTCGCCGTTTCTTGCGAATTTCCACCATTTCCTCTCACCGTCCCGGACACGGGACAAGTTCATCGATCATGCTGCTCAATACTTGGGCACAGGTTGGGACCCGGTTCTCGATATGGGGTTCAACTGTGTCCAGAAAGACCAGCGCGCCGTCAATGTCTGGCTGGCGCTTTATGGTCGACTGTACTTGGCCGCGGAAAAGGCCGCCGCGGCTTGGGAGTCGCTCCGTAACGCTATCACCTTCGTCATGAAGAAGATTGGTTTTCGGAATGTTGACTTCCATTCGGTGAGTTGGATTCGAACACGGGATAATTTTCAGTACAAGTACCATATCCTCGACTTCTTCGGACTGGCTACGCCCTGGTTGAAATACCAGTTCGCGTCAAGCTTCAGCAGAACTACCGGTCAGGAGCTTCCGGAACCTCTCTTACAAGAGGTCCCCGGGAGGTTCCTTACGGGTGTCGGCTATTGCCTTCTCGCGGTAGTCCAGAAGTCCGGCAAACCCGAGCTCGCCATTCATTTCCTTATGGCGAAGAAGGGGATGCCGGAGGTGACCCCTGAAGAGATTCGTGAATCTGTTCGCGGAACTGTCCGCGTGCTGACTAATGAACATCGACAGAGGTTGGATAGAAAAGGTACGGCACTTGTGCGCCCCTGCAATCGGCTTATGCCTGGTGCGGAGGCTTATCCCAAGGAATACCTGGATGCGCCTTATGCCCAACGCCTGAGATCGCTCCACTGTGAGGTGGTGCGCACAGTCAGAGAGTTCTGTCATGACTGTCCCAGGCCCGACCTGCAGGCCTCAGTGCCCTCCTCCTCCGCCCATTTTGGTTGTGAGCGGAAGGATGGTGGGGCCATGAAGGCCGTCGCTCAGACGATTTTGGATCCCAGTACGATTTTATCTCCCGTGACCGTCACCGCCGAAGAGGTGAAGGATAAGGGGTTAACCGTGCCGGAAACGAAATTCGACGAGGAGAAGGTTGAGTATTTGGCCCGTGAGTGTGTGAGGAATCCACGTGTGAGAGACACGTGCCTCTGGAAGTCGTTGGACTCCCGGTTCGGTACGCGCTTCCGCCCTTTGTTTGGGCCCGACACCGTCGACACGGACCTGGTCATCTTTCATGAAGGGGCTCGCTGCCCCTGGAATGATCACCAGGCACCGGTTTGCGACGGGATCGCACACGTCTACTTCACGGAGGCTGAAATCCAGGATTTGTACAAGACAGAAGGTTACTTCCGCGGCTCAGACGGTTCCGAGCATCGCGAGGGTAATGCAATGGACGCCGATGTCGATAAGTTAGTTCACGCGAAGTTCGCGGTCTACCGCCTCCTTGACCAGGAGCGCGACAAACCGGAGCTGCTGCGTAAGACTTGTAATGTGGTTACCCCTGTTGGTCTCCCCGAGCCTCTCAAGGTCCGGGTGATTACCAAGGGCAACCCTCTTCGCTATTGGCTTGCGAAGGACTATCAGCGCACTCTTCATATGCACCTTCGAAATAAGAAGGCCTTTCGGTTGATTGGTGAGCCCGTTACTGATGTTCTCCTTGACAGCCTGGGACCTCTCCGTGGTGGAGAGGCCTGGCTGTCTGGGGATTACAAAGCGGCGACGGACTACCTGCATCCAGACCTTTCGCTGACCGCGGTCGAGACCCTCGTACAACTTTGGGGTCTTAACCAGACCCAGGCTGCCCTCTTCGCTGAGGGTTTAACCGGGGCTTTGGTCGCGGAAGATGATGACGAGATGCATTTCAAGGGGGAGTTGTCCGAGTTGGACGACTTCCTCGACGAAATCCAACCTCGCCGTCAGGTCTGGGGGCAGCTCATGGGCTCTCCTTTCTCTTTCCCGATCCTCTGTCTTGTGAATTTTGCAGTCTGTCGC